TATTTCTTAGGTGAAGTTGTAACGGATAATTCCCTTAGGCATCTTGGCGATTGTTGCCATGTAGCCATAGATCGCTACCTGTACCTGTAGGTTGCTTACAACATTTACAGACATATATGCCTGTGGTGATTGGTAAACAGTAAATGCTTCTGGCGCAAGGATAATTGCTGAGTCATCTACTGTTGTGGTAGCTGCAAAGTTCTTGTCAACATATAGATCAAGACCTAATACGTTGCCGCGAATTGAACCAGGCTGAGTCAATCCACCCGCGTTCATTGGTTGGCTGGCCGAATAAATTGGTCGCCCGGTGGTATCTGATGCGCCCATTAATAATTGCCATTGGGATCCATTAGCAACGTAGTTCTGTGCGTAGTAACCAGTTGCCTCATATACAAGGCGAGCAGCTTCTGATGCGTAACCAATGATGCCTGCAGATGTAGCAGCTTGTGCAGTAGTTGCAACAGTACCTGCTGTAACCATCGCAGCTAATACTGTTGTATCTAGTGTCTTTAGGTAAGCATTTTGTAGTTGGTTAGTTAGTTCTGCATAGAAATTAGGATCTGATCTTTCTAACAATTCTATGCTGATGGTATTCATGCCGCTGTACTTGTTTACAGTTCCTGATAGGTAAGCAGTTTCCATACCTGTGTTAGCAACTGCGCCTGCTTCAGCCTCGACTGTTACAACAGGTGCTACGCCTGTACCGCCGCCTGCAGATGTAACAAGTGATGGCACGTTGATTGTCATACCGCTTGCTGGCAATACGCCGCGTGAACATGCATCGATTGCAGGTGTTCCGAAACGTGTATTTGTTGGGAACTCTGATAGGTACTGTGTTGGATTAAATGCAGGGTTAGTGCTAAAAGAATCATCTGCAGCTGTAACGTAAAGCATTGATTCTTGGTTGCCTAGTGCAGCCTTGATCTTATGCTCTGTGTACTTGGCCATAGATGTAATCGGTGTACGGACTGTCTGGCTGTCTAATACGGATGGGCGAATAATTTGGCGAGCTGCTTGAACTGGTGCAGCCTCGACTGGTTTTTCTGCCGGTACATCCGGTGTATCAATAGGGGCTGTAGTCACAGCTGCCTCGCTTTCGGTTTCGGTTTCGGTTTCGATTTCTACGATTGTCGTATTGATCGTTGTGGTTTTTGTGCTGTTACTCATCGCTGCTTCTAGTTCAGCTTTAGCCGCTGCAATATCAGTTACGGCCGCTGAATCAAAAGCAGCCGACTCTACAAGGCTTACTTCTTTCAGGACTGCAGCGGTAACTAACAGGTAGCCTTTCATCTGCTTTGATGCGGATACATCCACACCAACGGATAAACCAGATACAAGGTTTTCCTGAGCTAGTACAAGTGCATCCTGTCCCCGGCTGCTACTTGAAATTTTAAAAGATGCATAAATGCCATCTGTGCCATCGCTAAAGTTTGTAGCACGGCCTACTGGCTTAGTGCTGTCATGCTGCATTAGCAATTTGATTTTTGTTGCATCTGGAATTGCGATAGATCCTTTTTCAAATACAACCGGGCCAGCAGACGTATAACCGACTTCATTGTATGGCGCGATTTTGCCTGAGATCATGCGGCGATCTCCATCGGCCGCTTCGATCGCGTTATTAAACGTTAAGTGTAACATTTTCGGTATCTCCTGATCCATTAGGCGTTAATTGTTCCATCTGTTGCGCTTGCGATACATCTATCAAGCCAAGGTTTAACATTTTTTCTATTGAGTCAAGTCGCGCCATAGTATCTGCGCGTAGGAAAGTTTCATCAATAGCAAAACGCACTACGTTACCGTGCGCAGTAATGTCATCCATGCTTAAACGATTTTCGATTGCGCTAATAAATGGTTGTAATGAGTAGGCTACGAATTCTTTACGGCCATCTAAAATATTTTGATAGGTCATGCTGTTATTCATATCTGCGCTTATGTAATATGCCGGCACGTTCATTAAACGCGCGATTTCTGTAGCAAGATATTGTGATGACTCGTTATAGGTCATATCTTTAGGGCTGAAGCCAATATTTTGCGCTTCTAAAGTGCTAGTTAAATATGCGGTGCTGCGATTATTGCGCGCGGCTTTCCATGCAGCTAGTAAACCTTGTACCTGTGCCTCTGGCAGATCAGCCCCGGTATTTTTTAAAATAGTAGTTGCCATTGGCGTAGCTGCTGCAACTGCTGCAGCCTTTTGAATATCTAATGCAGCTTGAATAGTGCGGCCACCAGTTTGTAATACTCCAGGCAGTAATGATTGAAATGTAACTAACGAACCAATACCCGACATAGGTACGCGCTGGCCATTGACTGCGTAATATTCGACTTCATCGCCGTACTTATTAGTAGTTACTGTAACGCGTGTATTAGATATAAATTCAAAACCTGATGGGCGATTGTCATCCTGATACAAAGACGATACGCGTAGGTAGCCCACGCCATAGAACAGCAACGCATCGACTAGGTAAGCAATCGTAACGCTGCGTGGTTGGCGAATATCCATCTGATCTAGCCATACCGGGCTTTCTAATTTTTTACCTGTAGATTTTTTATATAGGCCAAGATCGATGCTAGAAATTACGCCTGCAATAAGGTTTCTGCAGCGGCTTACGGATGCAACTTGCAAAGCCAGATTGCGATCCATCGCAACGCCATAACCATAGTTAGATAGGCCGCTGTTATAGCTGTACATGCCTACGCCGTAGCTGGTATCCATAATGGCAGGGGCGTATTGGGCAGTAACTTCTGCCTTACCCTTAAAGCCTAAAGTTTCCAGTAATCCCATAAGTGGGATTTTCTCAAATTGTCAAGCATATTACCGATTGTGTGCGGCGTGTCGCTAGGCGTATATCTTTGCTTCCTGTACGGGCTGGGCAAGTATATGAATCACCATAGCAAGGCCAATAGCAATATCTACAGGGCCAGCAGACTTACGGCGCACGATACGCCAAGCTGAGTCATTGATCTTAGCTGCGCTGTTATTCATATGCTGTACTAGCAATTCTTGCCCACTATGGGCTAGTCGGCCGTTACTTAATGCATCGTGTAGATCGCTACAAGCTGTATAGAACTCAGCACCCGATACATCGCGCACAGCAACGCCTGATAGTTCTAGCCGCTTGGCGATCGATGCGGTTGTGTATTTGTCAAAGCAAACTGTTCGCGGATAGTAAAGATCGCACCAGCCTTTAATGCTGGCCGCAATTTTTAGCTCATCTACGGCTACCTGGTTGTTATAGGTTTCAAGTACAGCCACCCCGACACGGCCATCGGGTAACAGCTGCCCCATTACAAGGCTTGCATCTCTACGGCTAGGCGATACGTCAAAGGCAAATACTGTAAGTGGCCCCGGTGACATTTTAAGGCTGTTATCGCTGGTTGCCTCGATCGATCCATAAGGCCATGGCGATTGCAGGCTATCGATCCATTGGCACAAGGTTTCAGTTCTAAACTGCTCGACCGATTGCGTGTTAAGAGCTTCCTCGATCGACTCCATAGTAATCGTATGGCCTAACGCAGGATTGGCCGCTATCCAGCCTTGGCGGTCGGTGATCTTGGCAAACTGCGGTGCGCTGTATTCGTAAAAGCCAAAGGTTTTAGATGGGTTAGATAGGGCGCGTTCACGCAGCGAATTAAGTACGCTGCTAAAGGCATCGCCACTATTGCTGCACATCAAGGTCTGGGCATTAGCCCGTGCGCGTGTAGTCGGTAGCGCAGCTGCGTAGCCTTCCTCGGTTATCTCGCGTACTTCGTCTATGAAAAGCAGATCAGCTGTACGGCCACGCGATCCGTCACGGGTAGCAGCTACAACATCTAGCCGCGCACCATTTAGCAGCTCGATCGACTCAGTTCCATTGGCGTAGCGGATCGCCTTTACCTGGACTTTGAGTTCCGGGCATCCTTCAATGGCATAGGCCACTTCTCTAAAGGTGCTAAGTGCCATGCCTCGATTAGACGACATAATTAGAATTTTCTTTTCATTAAATAAAAACATGCCAGCCAAAATACGCATACGGGCAAGGTGGGTTTTGCCGTTCTGTCTAGCGCATAAAACTAGGTTTGTTTTGCGGATGAAGTCACCAGCTGCATTTACTCGCAACATATCCTCGAGTACGAAATGCTGCCAAGGCAATAACGGGTAGCCGATTTTATCTGCAAGATCGGAAACCTCATCTATGCGAGATTTACCTTTGAGTAGTGGGCTGTGCAACCTTGGCTTCACTAGCCCCCGGCGCAGCGGTTTGACTTTGGTACTCATCCTGTCTGGCCTTGGACTGGTTGCCCCAAACATGGGCCTGTTTGAACCGTAACCTGCGTGATCGGGGAGAAACTTCCAGAAAAGGCAGGGGGGCTTCTTCCTACCTCT